GATGTACCAAATTTATCTAATTTACGTGATATAATTGCATCAATATTAAATATTGAAATACCGGGAGATTAAAATGTATAGTAAAATAGCACATGGCTTAGCAACTGAAGAGGAGATTGTTATTCCCATTCCAACAGCATGTGTAGTTAAATCTTTAACGTTTACAAATAAATCATACTGGAATAGATCTATAGACATTAAATTTGCAGATACTTATTTCCTTTATAAATATCAGATATCGGGCTATAGATTGTTTGAAAATACAGTTATTATTCCGGCATTAGACCACATTATTCACGATGGGGAAAGTATAACTATAAAAGTAAGTGATGATAACTCTATTGAGTATCTGATTAGTGGTGAGATATTTGACTAACCAAAAGGTATATATAATACCAGATGATTATATTACTAACCGAATATAATTTCATCTTTTTTTATGGAGGGGGATTATGGATTATAGTTATTATATGAAATCTCCATTTTATGAGTTTTCTCAGCAATTAACCGAAGAGGGGAATACTGATACGTGGAGCATAGAAGGAGCTAATCACGGTTCATTGCAGTATATCATTACTGATTACGCTGCATCTATTACCGTGACACTTCAAGTATCGAATGATGGAACAAACTGGATTGATTATAAAGATTCAGGTGCAGTTACCGGTAATACTTCTGGAATGATTTTCTTAAATGAAAAGGTTAATTATGCTAGAGCAAAGTATACAGGAACTGGAAAAGTAAAACTAATATTTATAGGAGGATAAGATTATGACCGCAGGTTTAAGTCGCCGTATGAATCGGATTGTCGTTAATGATTTAGAGATCATTGATGATACTGTTGTAAAAGGAGATCTAATGGTTGAGAAAGATCTCAAAGTAAATGGAGTTATCGCTGGCAATATCACTGGAAATTTAAGTGGGGATGTTTTGCCCGAATCTAAGTTAGCAAGTACTGTTGAACTTATAGTAGGAACAGAAGAGATTGTATTAGATGGTGCATCATCTGTAACTACACTTGACATTCCAGCAAATTCTATTATATATCTTGTAAAGTTAATTAACAAGAAAGCGGTTACTGATGACGATGGTGATGATACTTATGTCGTTGCATTCTCAGGAGGTTCAACCGAAGACATTAATAGTGGAAGTCCTGTCGCTAAGGATATGAATACTAAAGTGACTGAGAAATTCAATAATATACTAACTGACGGAACTACAAATATTACCTTTACTCCTAACGGAACAAACTTTACGGGTGGAGTAGTTAAAGTAGAGGTATTTTACGGAGTAGTTGAAGCATTACCCGATTATACAGATAAATCAACTATGACTGTTATTATTCCAGAAGAACTTGTTAAGGATGAGGCATTCACCCTTAAAATTGAGGAAGCAGTAGACTTTTGGGGAGATCCACTTACAGGAACAATCAATGTCACCGTAGCAAGTGATGTTTCCGCAGATCCACATCCAATATCAGGTGTCGTATTTACAGAAGGTAGTGCTACACTAGAAGGGTTAGTTTTAAATACTGAAGGTGAACAGAGTATTACCGTAACAGTTGTAGGTGTAACAGATCCAGTTGTATTAGTTAGAGATGTATAGGAGAAATAATTATGTTTGAGATAGGTGAAGTAGTAGAGCATATTCTTGACGATGAGTATATGCAGGTTATAGAAGTATTGGCTAATAATGAAGATCCTAACTTAGTTAAATATGCATGCAGGACAAAGAGAAAGGACGTAGTTCCCTTTTACGGATGCGAATTAAAGTCTTCGGACTCATTTAAGTTACGGAATCGCAAGAAGTTATAAGGTGAATCTATGGAGATTATAACCTCATCATTTTTTGAAATATTAATAATTGTCATTTCAGCCATTATTGTTTCCATACTTACTTATATAGCGGTAACATTACAAAGTTCATTAAAGAAGATAGAGTTACATAATAGACTTTTGTATGGAGAAGACGGCGTATGGGATGGTTTAGTCTCTAAAATGAATAGGATGACGGAAACTCAAAATCTATCGACTACTGCTTTAGTAGGTATTATAAAATTTTTACACAAAAATGAATTGATTAATTGTAATGATGATCTTATGGTTATTCTGAATCGATTAGACGATACGAGGTCTGAATACTTTTCAGGCGATAAGCGTGTTTAACTATATCGAAGTCAGGATTGCTGTTACGGATTTCCTTTAATTCATTTTTAGCTATTTTTTCGACTTCACGAAGATCATAATTACATTTTATGATAGTAAAGTTTAAATACGAGAGAAGTTGCCCCTTTCTTATCTGCTCTTCTTCAGTTTGCTTACGATGTGCTAGCTTCTTTTTCTTACGAGTTAGATAATTTATCTGGAAGTCGCACTCATCTTCAACCATAGTGTATACTGCATAAGCTTCCATTTTCTTTTGCTTAAGTTTTAATATCTCCATATTTAACTCATGCAGTCTCATGTCATACAACCATTCCCCGGTTATAGGATTAATTGCCATCTCACACATTAAATCATGGAGATGTTGATGAGATATCCCCATCTCTTCTAATTGCTTATGAACGTTATCTGGAACATTAACCGTTACTTTCATATTAGTATCAACTCTCTACCCTGTTTCTTAAGAAGTCCTGCTTCAGTCATTGACTTAACAATGTTAGCTAAAGTTGTTGCATCCCATCCATACATTAAACACCATTCTATCATTTTATTAATATCAATGGAATTACCGCATGACGATATGATATTGGATACCATAGAGAAGTCTATTCCTTTCTGAATATCATTACGCCATCTCTTCTGTTGAGTTATAATGCGTTCAATCGTATCATCATAAATGCCAACATCTACATTTCTTCCAACACCATACTTAGCAAAATTATATCCTAAAACGAGAGAGTCAAAGTAATCAGCCTCAAAGTTATAAAGACCTAGTTTCTGATACAATTCATCTACAGTATCATCAAATGTAACCTTCTTAATCTTCTTAATGTCATTATTAAATTCTTTAATCCTACCATGTAACTGATTAAGTTCACGCATATTAGGTGCTAAATTTCTAGCCTGAGATTGAACTTTAAGAAGATGTTTGTTATCATTTGGTGTCGGGATATACAACATATATATAAACCTTCGCCCTAATCCCGATGAAATATCCAGTCTTGTTGGCTGAATGCCCGACCATAGGGTTAAACGCGTAGTATATGCGAATCCCCCGCTTGCCATATCTTTGTATACCCGTCCGTGATCTAAGATAGCAAGTAGCTGTGATTCAAACTGGTTATTAAATTGAGACTTCATTGCTTGTGTTATACCCGAAAACTCATCAACCATAACTATAGAATGTTGAAACTTCTCAGCTAATCCTTCTCTCCGTTCACCAACACTAGTTGTTCCAATGAATGATGCTTCATTAACTGACTGTCGATGAATCATTGATGTTCCTACATCATGAAAGATTGCTGTCTCACTACCTCCCATCTGAGTAAGATAGTGTGTCTTCATATATCCGGGAGGGGATACGAAGTTTAGATGAACACGGATATTCGGAATATTCATGTTCTTATAATACACTTTATTCTCATTATTATATATATTAAAGTTGTGACATACATAGGATATTATGTAATATGGAGCATAAATATCGTGTAGGTAACAGTTCCTATACTCAAGCTCCTTCATTATCTCATCGTATATTCCCGTCATTATGCATCGTTCCGTGTAATACTGATAATATGCGCTCTGACTTTACTTTCCCAATGTATTTTATTTTACTGATTTCCTTTGGAGTTAACATTGCTATAGTTGCTATACTACCATACTTGTTAAATAACTCATCAACAGATGTCATAGGGATATTAAATAACCGTGAAAGTAATACTCGATGAGTTGACCGTGATGGAATTCTATACTTACCCTCATCTATCTGTCGCATGAATTGAATAACAGAATGAATGCACTCCAATTCGTTATCAGCCCAAAATACATGCATATTATACCTTACGGCAACAGAGGCAATAGCACCAAACAGCATATCTTCAGAGCAAAAGATCTTCTTATATCTTAATGCCTTACAATAATCCTTGACGCTTCCTACTACCATAAATACATAAATCTTCTTATGTGTTGCTATACGATTTAATTGACTGTCGAACCTCCCATCAATTATACTGGAATGTAAATCTGAAATGGTCTTTCGCTCACATATTACTTTATCTGTTACGTAGTCTCCTTCTTTTATCTTTTCTACACACCATTCTATCTCAGGATAAATCTGTCGTAATTTCTTAATTAAGTCTGGTGGCTCTCTATTATCAATAGTTATTTTAATAGATACCACGCCCCGAATGACTCATTAAGTAAACTTCTTCAGGTGATAGTTTCTTATATTCATCATTAGGAAGACCAATTACAACCTCATAGATATGACTATTAAGTATCAGTCTTGAACACATCATACATGGATAATTTTCAAATATCTCATTGTTAGGTTTTAAGGATACAACATATAATGTTCCTCCATACGATAACCTACCTGCTTGCAGTAATGCGTTTGCCTCAGCATGAACCGAATTACAAAGCTCATATCGTGTTCCTGATGGTATATTATATTCTACCCGAAGGCACATCTCACGGTCTATACAGTGCGGAGTGTCTACAGGTGCGCCATTATATCCGGTAGAGACAATATGATTATATTGATCGACCACTGTTGCTCCTACCTTCGCTCGTATGCATGTGGATCTATGTGCAACCGCCTCTGTTATTCTTAAAAAATTTTCATGTAGTCCATCTCTCATTATAACACCTTTAGTATTGCTGCGGCTCTATCAACTGAAATAATCGGGATATCAGTGTATTTACGCATAACTGCACGATAATTAGGGTTATCCTCTACATAGAAGTCACATTTTTCAGTCCGCAGATGTTTGCTTTTCATTCCGGCGATATGATCTTGTGAGTAATTATGCTCATTATTCATGTATAATTTTTTAGGAAATACACCAAGTTCCTTAAGAAGCTCTGTCGTTTCCATTCCAATACTGTAATGCCTACCAGTAATGATAAGATCTATCTCATCAATGTATTCCGCCACTAGAGGATTAATAAATGGATCATCATCTATCGTTATGGTCGATTTCTTTGCTGTTGTCTTTACTAATGTGTCGTCTAGATCCCATCCAATGTTCATCTTGTAAACCTCCGTCCTGAAGCAAAATCTTCTACGGTCATCACAAATGGCTTTTGTAATCTCTCCCATTCATTTAGGTTGGAAGAGTTATTACATCTAATTACAACACCATCTAATATATTATTATATACTAAATAGTTCCGTAATGTATACTTTACAGTCCACGCACCGATAAGAACGTCATCGACCATTAATATATAAATGTTAGTATTATTCCTCGACATTGGAATTACCTACACCAAGTCTAGATAATAAACGCCTATATTTATAATCATAGACATTATTGTAGCAGTTATAAACATCATGATGCCTACTACCTAAAATATTTATAAGACCATCTATAGTGATACTAACGTCAACTGCCTCCCCAATAATTTTTTTATGATTAGTCTCGCCGTTTATGTAATTAAGAATTTCAATACTAAGCTCATTCATTTCCTCAATTACCTTTAGGAGCTGATAATTCTCTCCAAACTTCTCTACACATTTATCAGTTATTTCCTTCGGTATCATGTTATCACCATTAATAAAAATAAGTTAGAGTAACCTTAGTTACCGGGTGAAAAGAACCCCGACAGCAGCATTATAATCACTTGTAATATTAATGGTTTGCTCGGTTCTATATGGTTTGTTCTCGTTCACTTTGTTTGTGGGAACAATTACGTTTGCGGTGTTTTGATCAACCCAAACTCTGTTCTTAGGATTACGCGAGATTGCCTTCAACTTATTAGCCATTTCTGCTTGAGTTACAGATACAGCAGTTCCGCGTTTAACCCAATGAGTTTCGTCAACCTTACTCCACAGGGTATCACGGTTAAATACAACTGCGTCAACCTTTACATCTACATTTGTCAGATTCATACTCAATCCTCCAAGATCGTGTCTAACATTTTCTTTGCCAATACAACAGCACCATCATCGTATTTATGATAGATGCGTTCTCCGGTGTCTAGCTTATATGTATTCAACTCTACACCTTCACTTTCTCTATACGCACTACGAGTATATATTGGTTGTCCGTTAATTAAGATACTTACTGTAATCATATACCATAACCTCCAGCCATGTATAATCCTTCTTTCCGACCATGTTTATATGCTGATATCGCTTCGCCACTTTTAGTGTTAAGAATAGTAATCATCATCATACGTTTACCATTCACTTCCGCGCATACATAATTAGCTAATTCAAGGTTCTTGGGTATCATTACTGATATCCCCTTAGCATTTCTACATCAGTTTCATCTCCACCCATTTGAAGATCAAAGTTAATCATCGGATACTCAACATCATCATCCTCAATATCGTCATCGTCATTGAATAACATACAGAATACAGTATCTACCATATCACTAATCACTGCTAACTGACAGAACTTATTACCATTAGCATGATGAAGTCCAAATATACAACTGTCTCTACATTCTTCACAATTATCTCTCATATACTGCTTAATAAGAATATTAATAACAAATATTGTATCGTAATCACTTGGCATTTAAATATCACGCCCATAAACAGGAGTAAATTTCCTTTTTCCATTTACATCAACATAGCATAATGGTTGATTACTTGAACGTAGAGGCGGGGAAAAATTAACAGTTACTCCTCCTTCTGGATATTTAAACCAAGAGCATTCATATCTGATACACTGATGAATATCCCATGCCATGCTAGCAGTTGGATTAATTACATCAGAAAAAATACCATGATATGAATTACGGCTTAACTCAGGATACACTACTCCCTTTATCCCGTGTAATAATGCATCCATCTTTTCATAATCAAACTTCCTATCTAAGAATAGGTATCGAATATGATCGAACTGCCCCATGATGATCCGGGAGTATAATTCCAGCGAATCCATGATAGTTTGTGCCTGTTCCAGATTAACAATGATGGTAACTCTATCAGAGGCATCCACATTGTTGATTTTAGCCACTTTCTCCTTGTCAGCCATACCAAACATCCTGTAAAAATTAAATGCCTTTAAAACGCTACTGTGCAGCTTGTCTAGTTGCCTCTTCAATCACGGAATTATATAAAAAATCATAATTCTCCTCACCTAGTTCTACTACAGTCATACCTTTACATTTGGTTACATGTTGCTTTAATGTTTCAACTGATCCTTCAAAAAATATTACAAATTGTCTCATCTGTTACCCTTCCTCCTCTTGTCCGTCTTCCTTGGGGTTTTTATCCGCTTTATATCTCTTTTCTTATAAGGATTCCTTTCTTCACTCATATTCATCATCCAAAAACATATTACATAGCCCACATCTAATGAATTTTTGTGAACTACATTTATACTGATATGTATTATTCTCAATGGAATCTCTTAGCTTGTCAATCTGTTTCAGTAGTGCAGATCTAGCATGCTTAGTGTCTTTTACATTCCAAGTCTTAATCTCTTTATGTCTAGGATAATAAACTCTAAATTCAGTAACAGTATTATCAGGGTAACATTCTTCAAATAACATCTTATAGAACCATAATTCTTGTCTAACAGTAACATCTTTCATTAATCCAGTTTTATATTCAACTAATCTTACTTCATTATGGTTCTCATCAATCCAGTCAATGCGATCTATAGTTCCTGTAAATCCTAATACTGGAGCATCTAATTGTAATTCAGTACCAAAGATTCCACAATACTCAACACTTTTACGCTCCTCTTCCTGTTTTATGAACCACTCAAACATCTCTCCCTCTATATCAATATATTTATCGGGAAGTAATGAAAGAGCTTCTTCAGGTGAAAGTCCTGATATAATATAGTCATCATACAACTTATGAACTCTCGTTCCTATCAACATGTTTTGAGTCTCTGGTGTTTTTACCCCATCTATATATTTAATCTTAAACTGTATAGGGCAAAAATCATATGACATTACATGTGACTTTCTTATTTTATCAAGCACTAGTTATCACTTCCTTATATATATCTGCCGAAACACTAGACAAGAATTTATTTACATAATGCTTATCCGAGTGGTATATGTGTGCTGATGCAGCTAGAGTAGTTAATGTTCCTAACTGTAATCCCTTAAAGTTAGGATGTTTAGATAGGCGTTCAACAATGCTTTCAGCAACAGAGATTATTCCCATCATATTAGCACCATAAGCCATCAACTGATCGTTACTCCTATAAAGAACAGTAGTATATAACTTATTCCCACGAACTACAAACTGGATAGTCTGAATACATGGTTTAAACTCAGCCTTTAAGTCATCGCGGGTATCCCATAAATGAATAATCGCTTGTCTGGATATAGGATTTTTAATAAGTGTATCTACACAATAATCAATTTGATTCATTCCAAAGTGATAGATTATCCTATTACCATATGTATATGAGTGATTAAATCCGGTTGAGGTAGATTTAATTTGTTCAATGTAGGTCATTAACGCTTTATCCTTTATAGGGTAACACTCATGTAAAATGGGAGAATTAATATCATGAATCTCTATATGAAGATTCAATAACTCTCTGGTATTTCCGACATCTTCACCTAACAACCAAACGGCTGATATCGCCTTCAATTGTGCATCACGAAGATCTTTCGCATTAATCAACATATTTTATATCTCCATCAGGTATATAATCGCTCATTATTATTAATAATTGCGTCATAAGCATGATTAACCCAGAGTTATAAATTACATGATCAAACTCATGAGCAGGCAGCATCGACCTATATACATCGCGATTAACCCGTTCCTGATCTACCCTGCCATTATGTCGATTAATTACCTTTATAGCAATAATGGTAAACCTATCGCTATACCTCCTTTTAAAGTATCTATACCCTATCTCATCTATAACGTATACCTGAGCAGGTTTAACGTCTTTAAGAAGCCCTGCATACCTATACCCCCCGTATTCTGTAATTGCTATAGTTTCTAACTTGATTAGATTATCAAATGATTCCTCAGTCAGGAATATGTGAGCAGTATCTGTTATTCCGCGTTTAGGTCTTGTAGTGTAAGAAGGCTGAAGCGGAATACCAAATAGATATTTCATAGTATTAGCAACGAATGTTTTTCCAGATCCAGAATCACCAATAAGACAAAAAAATATTGGTTTATCTTTATATTTCTCTTCCATTGCCTCATAAATTAAATTTCCAAAGTTTACCATATTAACCACATCTTGAATAACCACATGCTTTACAAGTGATACATCCTTCAGTAAATGCTAATGGCTCATTGCACTTAGGGCATTTAGGGATATCACTAGGAATTATAAGCGTAGGAATTATATACTCAGGTTTTAGTGTTCCGTTAGCACACTGCTCTAGACATGAACCTATAATGTGTGAACATGATAATCCCTGAGCATTAGGATTGTTTTTAGCAACAGTGCATTTTTCTGTCTTTAATTGATCAATAATATAATTTAAATCAATTCCCGCTCGTATATTAGCAGAAGTCATACGAGCAACTGCATTTATATTTGCAGTGCATCCACCTTCACTATTCTTAATGAAGATAGCGAATGGGAGTCCTTTCTCATCTAATGTGATTGTTAGCCATAATGTGCCACATCCTGTTTTTCGTCTAACTGTGATAGAATACATTACATCCGGGTGCGACTTAGGTATAATGCCTTCTGTTGACTTTTCTTTAGACGTTGAGATAACTTCGAGATCTCTACTTCCTGCTCTATAAATCGTAACACCTTTAATATTGTTAGCATAACACATTTCATAAATATCACTCACATCTTTAACTGTAGCTTCAAACGGAAGATTCACTGTTTTAGACACACTCATTTCAATGCCTTCTTGTGCTGCTGCTAATGCCATGACGTGCTGCTCAGGTGTTAAGTCAATCGCAGTTACAAAAAGTTCCCTCGTTTCTGGATTACAATCTAGACAGTCCTTAATAGTTCCATGCCTATACATATGCTCCATAATAACATTACGCCTAATATCATCGTAATTGTCTTCTAAATGCTGCTTAAATAGCGGATGAACAACTTTATACTTTACTGGTTCTCCCTTTCTCCAGATTATTCTATCATATACATACGATGTATTAGGTTCAATTCCAGAAGAACAGTCAGCGATGATAGAGATACTTCCTGTAGGAGCTACACATGTTACGGAAAGGTTATTATAGCCCATTTTATCACTATATTTTCTAGCAGTATTAGTTAGAAACTTACACAGTTCACGAATAATAACATACGATTGAGGCGTTCCATATCTAATTCCACGCTTTATAAGATAATCATGAACACCCATTACTCCTAACCCGATACGTCTAAACTTCTTAGTCATCATCTCAATTTCTTCATTAGGATAGAGATTACGATCTATAACACTATTTAACGTATCAACAGCAATCATTATGTCTTGTCCGAGATCAGCCGTGTTCTCATACAATGACACATTAATAGATCCTAGATTACATGACTCTCCACCGCCGGGAGTGGTAAGTAAAATAGCTTCCGAGCAATTATGTGTTTGACAATGAGATAGAGTAAATTCATGATCGCCATCATAAACTTGAAGATCATATACGTCACTAATAATATCAGTATTTCTAATGGATTCTATTTTAATCTTATCATATACCCTTTTCTTAATCATAGAATTTATAGAATTATTTTTATTGGTATGCGTTAATGTAAAAATATTTCTAAATCTATAAATATCTTTAATATTTACTTTGTATATTGTATATTCTCGTTCATAATCTTTACCATTTGGAAATGATACATCAGTCGCCACTTCCTTATTTATTGATGTTTGAATACCATAAAACCCAAGAAGTTCATTTACATCATACGCTAATTTCTTTCTTGATGATGCGAATATAAACTTCTCACCACTTTTATATTTATTTGAGTTATTTATGGATGCATCGGCAGAAAATAACCCATCTATAAATCCTCGATTAAATGAATCACTCATATCTGTAAACATTGAATTTGGAAGTCCATGTTGTTTACCAGAAAATCCATATTTTTTAAATAAATTATCGAGCTTATGATTTATAACTGAAATTTCAATCCAATTTTGTTTACCTCTATTTCGCGCAGTTGGATTATATTTTTCACCAGTAATTGATGTTAACGTATCTCTTATTTTATCATAAATTCCATTTTTAATATCGGATTCTCCAAATACAAATCCATATTGGTGTTTTCCATTATCAGCCCGTTGTGTAATTGAGCCATCTCCATAATTCCACCCAATTAAAAACCCCTCATCATATGTGCCAATATTACCAAATGAATAATTCCATTTTTTTGTTGGTAAATACATTCCCGGCTTAAGTTCAGATGTTGTTAATTTACCATACTCAGTTGTAACCCAATAATGTTCGGGCGTAGCATAATAAGTTATATTACCATTAAGTTTTACTTCCATAATTTGTTTATCTTTACCTGATAATATACACCTTGCCTTAGAAAATCCTGAATTGGATGGAACATAAAATTCTTTATCACATAAATCTTTAACTTCAAATATTCCATTTTTAGTTAAAACTTTAGTTGTTGGAAGTAGTGATGGATTCTGACCATAACGATACTTATCAATCTCTGCATGCTTATTATCCAGTCGCTTAATCGTGTCTATAAATATAACTCCCGGCTCTCCATATTTCCAAGCGGATTCACAGATTAAATCCCATAGTTCACGCGCTCTCATTTTCTTTCGTATATCCCCAAACTCCATTACCCATACGCCATCATTCTTTACACGATCCATGAACTCATCTGTAATACGAACTGATATATTCATGTTACTGAGTTTACCCTCTTCCGTTTTACACTTAATAAAGTCCACAATATCAGGATGAGATACATCAAGAGTGGATATTGATGCCCCTCTTCTCTTAGCACCTTGTTTAACAGTATCTGCAACCTGATCAAACAATTTTATGAATGGTATTATACCATCTGATGTTCCACCTGTAGAACCAATCTTTGAACCTTTAGGACGTAAAACACTAAAATCGATTCCTACACCACCGCCCATCTTAAATACTTTAGCGGCTCTTTTAGCAACTACATCTGTAATTGAATCCATACTATCTTCCATACCTAAAGCAAAACAAGATGATAACATAGGGAAGTCAGTTCCGGCATTCATTAATGTAGGAGTTGACGGTATAAACTTTTTATCACTCATTAAAGTATACAACTGATTATACTTCTTCTCATCATCAGGGAATAAGTACATAGCAACTCGATTACAAAGGTCTATCCAATCTTCCTCATGTGGTAATAAATATCTATCCCTTAATAAATCATTAATCAATTTTATTCCTCCTTACACCATTCAGGTATACTAGCGCGTAATGCATTTTTAGCCTCATTTAGTTTGTCAGCATGGTATTTAATTGATTCTGCTAGAGCATCTTTCTCACGATCATGCTTATCATTTCCAGTTCTAATATATTTTAGATGCTCCCATACTAGAAAAATATCATCTATAGATCTAGACATAGAGAAACTAGCGATATATAAGTTAATTTCAAGCTTATCAACTTTCATATGTTAATCCTCCAATTCCTTAATTTTAAATTTATCCATTTGATCCTCAACAAATTTAATCACTAAATCAATATCCTCGCCCTCATGCGGTGTAACGGCTAATGATGGTTCTCCATATAGAATAAATCTTACTTCACTATAATAACTTAGCCACTTAGGGCTTCGAGTTAATACAAATCCCCATAAAGCATATTTGTATTGCACATTAACTACTGAAACTGACTTATCGGGATGGTATATATAGTTACATCCAACTACAATTCCGAGATTTATTATTTCATCTAATCTGTCAATATATCTAATAAGTAGATCCTTACGATTATCAGATACCATTTTAAAATCATATGTATCGTTATTCATAGTGTATAGTATAACCATATTAAATCCCCATCGATAATCCATTAATAACAAATCTGTTAACTTTAGTGTTATCAAGGCGGAAAGTATCAATTCCCATCGTTAAATATTCTGACTTATCATCCACATATACATGACCTGAAACTTCCCTAACTGGAGTATCACGGACTGGAACTCTATGTGTTCTTAACCCACAGTTCCATAACTTATGAACCTGATAAGGGGGGATATATATTCGGTAACAAACTTTACAATCATATTCCTTTTTACCGCCTTTTCCATCAGGCATCATCTGTTTACACTTCTCCTTAGACATCTTAATCGATGATTTAATATTTAATGTTTCAAGAAGACGCTGAACTTTATACAGGAAGGGATAGTTTACAGAGGATATTGATATAGAACCCGCTTTATCGTGTTTAGTTCCATCAGAGTCAATTAATCCTGCAAGCCACTTAAGTTTAGTATCAACTGTATACATGTATAGAGGAACAAAATCACGCTCATAGTTACAGTCAATCCTAACGGTTAGTCTTACTCCATCATCATGAACATTTTTAATAGGTGTTATATGATGAAGAAGTCCTCTCTTACCACCGTAGAGAGCTATAAAGGTGTATCCTCCACGACTAGCAACCCATCCGTCACCTGCAAAGAAACCCGCAGTGTAAGGATCAGAAGACATTAACCTTTCTCCATCCAATACAGGATAGTCAGGAATCTTTAATTTAGATCCATGACATAGTTCTCTAACTTCCACCTTTGAATTGTCTTCTAGTAAAATGTTATCATATCTATCGCAGTCTACTGTAAGTCCATTATTGCTAGTAATTTTAACTACAGCATTAGCCTGATCCTTATTCTTAACGACTGTAGCCCATTTCCATCCATCTAATCCCCATACGCCAACACGTTTATTCTCTAAGGAACTAACGGGCATATATCCACGATTAGTAAAAAGCAACGAATTTCCTAACATATTACTCAGTCTCCACTAGCATATACTTTACTATCTCAAATCCATTAGGATATCTACGCTGTAATTGCTCCGGATTAAACATAGCTAAATGTCTTTTAACGTTACTATGACTAGTCCATATCTTACCATCGGGATTGTCAAATTCCTTATTTATACCGCCGTATGAATATAAATTCTTACCGACACGAATCTTATAAACGTATTCCATTACATCCACCTCGTTAAGTTACTTTGCATATCAATGACCTCATCCCATGAAACACCAAGAGAGGTTAAATAAGATTTAAATTTATTCTTAATCGTTTTCTGAGCCATAGTTTTCCAATCTATGCTACATACACTTTGAACCTGTTCGATATTAATATTATCGTCTATACACAGTTCCTTGACCGGACGAGTCGTATACAATAGCTTAGGTTTCATATGTCGATCTAATGAAATACCTAAAAGCTGCTTTGTATTCTGTAATCCGCGCTGATGAGGACTAGTTCTATTGGTAGATCTAATGGCTTTAGGAATAGCACACTTAAGAATGTCTACCCTACCCTGCTCAATATCAAGCATCGTCTTTCTAATATATGCAAATGCTTTCTCTCTATTTCCCTCCACTAATAGAATGTTAAAAAACTTAGTCATAGTCTCTTTAGTAATTGGAGCAGCATCACTACGTTTAAGCTCAAGCCCTTTATAGTATAGCTTATCAACTTCTTTCCCATCTTCCCATATTAGATGACCGATGTATCGTTTACGTGCCGCTTCTGTGGAATTATTCTTTAGCTTATACATAATAGTTCTAAACATCTGCTCCATTTTTATTTTGATAGGAAACTTAATGTTACCACCATCTCTTTTAAGCCAAACTAACATGTAACTATTTATCTTACTCTCAAGTTCTAATCCTTCTTCTACACTACGGATTGGTTTACAATAACATGAATCAGTATCACCGTAACAAACATCATATCCGCACTTATTAATGAAACTAGCAATTACCTTAATAATCTCCTGTCCTTTAGATGGAATAGAAGCTGCTACTTCTGGATTATACATTTTAAATCCAGAATAACCAATAACCCCATAATAAGAGTTGATAATATATTTTAATGATTGCTCGGTGGTCTTAAGAGTCGATCCACCTTCTCCCCTCAATCGCATAGCACGAAGCTTCTCTCGTTCAGCCATAAGACCAAGGATTGATTTAGGAATCATACTGAATGCATCAGGACTGATATCATAGGAGACAATTATAGTAGGGTATAGAGCGGCTACATCAAACCCCGCAACGTCCTCATGTATCCCCGGTTCTGGAGATAATACGAAAGCACCCGCAAACGGCATATTCTCGTTCTTCTGTCTAGTAGGTAGAGGATTTTTAAACTCATGCATTAAGTTATACTCAACGATACGTGTTTTCTGAGCAACATCTATGAGCTTAATCCCCACTAACTTACGGACACCTTCATAAAAACTAATCAATCCGCACTTCTCATTAATTCTCTGTAATGCTATAACATCGTTCATTGAGTATTCAACTATCTTTTCCCATTCATCGTTCTCAATCATCTCTTTAATCATTATACCATAATCATCATACACAAAGTCACCAAACTCAGGTTGAGCAGATATAAACTTCAAAGCATAAGATTCCATTTGACCTAGAGGTTTACTCCAATCAATGAATACAGCCTGTAAATCAAGATGTGATCTTCCGGGGAATAAAGACCATTGGTTAATCTTAAGGTAAGCATGCCTAGAGAATCCAGTTATGTCAGCACCAATTTTAGTAGCTCTATTCCTAATGTATGGAACATCGAAGCCTTCAGAATACCATCCCGTTAAAACATCTGGATTGATATTGTAGATCCAATCAGAAAATCCGCGCAATAATTCTGATTCACTGGAATAGTTAAATTGCAAACTATTATCTAATACCTGTCTAGCATTTAATGTAAACACTACTGGTTCTTTAGCATATGAGTCAAATGCAGAGATAACAACGATTGGATAGTCTGCCTTTTCTGGTTCTGGAAATATATCACGCTCTGATGACACTTCAATATCAAAGTAAACTATTCTTGGTATTTTAATCCCATCATATTCGATAGGAATAAGATGATCGTCTACAGCATATTTAATACCCTTATCTATACGGTATCGCATATCTAGAGGCACATCAGCGTCAAATGTATACGGATACTGTTCACGCGCCGACTTCATCTCATAGTGATTATTAACGAATACCCGCTTAACCCTTTCATTAAAACAGTTATACACCGCCCTATCTTCTTCACCATGAACATAAAAGTATGGTCTAAAGCGCTCAATCACCTGAGTCTTCATTTTATTGGTCTCAGCGTTTCTCAAAAATAGTAGAATGATAGACTTTCCAGATCTATCAAGAGTAACTTCACTGTTCTCTACAATCCAAGCCATATCATCACGCAATTGTAATGCCTACGTTATCAGCCAAATGTGATACAATCTTATCCCATGTCGGATTTTCAATCACTCTTTCATTTGAGAGTGAGAATCTATCTTCAGTAATAGTAAGTTTACGTGTCTTACCATTATATTCTAACTTTCCGCAAATATCAACCCAACTTGGAACAGAGCTATGCCATTTAGCTTGTTTATCCGATGTTTCAACCCCACCATTATATACTGATGCTGTAGATCCAATGAAGATGATATTTAAACCACAATGCTTTAATGGTTCTGTAATAGAGAAGTATTTCCTGTCTCTCTTAGACCATTCAGTTCTTAACGGTTTAGTTCCATCCTTTGTCCTAGAGATGTTTTCCTGCTCATCTAACCATATGTTACACATGGTAAATAACTCAGATACGGGATCAATCACGATAGTTCCATGAGGATTGTCCTTAGCTCTATCACATAGATTAGCTACAGCTTCTTCTAAAACGTTAAGAGTATAATCATAGTCTACCTTATTTGTTTTAGGATTAAGTTTTGACACATTAAAGATATTAATATCTTCTTCAGTTTCAAAGAACTTATTATCAACACCCTTCTTTAGAATACCTTTTGCCGTGATATCAATGTCAATGTAATATATCGGCTTAGGTGCTGTTAAAGCTAAATGAGTTTTACCTGCCTTCGGATTTCCAAAATATCCTAACTTTAATCCCTTAACAACCTCTAAATCAACGGCAGGAACAAAAAGTTGATCTGAGGAAATAGAGGGCGTTTTAGCCTTACTTCCAAATGCCATTTAAATCACTCAAGATCGTCCATTAGCTCTTGAACAACACTGTTCTTAGGACTGGTAACAACACCAAGGACGTTAAGTTTTAAGGTGTCACCGTTAACTCTCACCTGTCCTACAACAATTACTTCATTACCGGGAACGATTGAACCCATTAGGTCAAAAACTTCCTCATTATAGTCATAACATGGAATAGGATCAATAATTCCGGTATCATCTAATAAGATACAACGTGAACCAGTCTTCACAATGTCATATGAATCTCTAACATATCCATGTGTAATGACAATATCCCAATCGGCACGGTCATAAAGCTCATCAAGTGAACACATTTCATCCACTTCAAGATTGTAAAGCTTATCCCACATCTCATGATAGTCAAATACATGAACACGATCTCCAGATGTCGGTTTGATAAACTTACCAACATATCCAACCATATTATACTCGCCGAATAGCATTGGCTGGAAAACATATGACCGGATGTTACCTGATATAATCTTTCCATCAACTAGGAACTGAGCCTGCCGATACTCAATATGCTCTAGTGGCTTACCAAAGTTATTGTTGCTGTAGTTCCCTTCCTTATCAATGAACTCGCGGGTATCAATTACAACGGGATCTCCCTTTTCATTAATTTTAACGATTCCGCGTGCAATAGCTCCTTCAGGATCAGCTTCATACTCCTTCAATGCTGCATCGAAAATAGACTTATTTTCATCACGTATCCGTCCATACCCAATACATAAGCATCCGTTTACTTCTGTTCCGGGCTTCTTAACTGGCATATATTTAGCTTTAAATGCTGCCATTGCAACTTCATTAGCATCATCATCACTAATGTTAGCATCTCGTTCCTTAAGACGGGAAATAAATGTGCTTACCATCTTTTCAATCTTCTTCTCAGGGAACGATGTGTTCGCCTTCATCATCTCAATAATTTCTTGTGTCATATATATATCACCTAAAATCTGATCTAATTAATTCTAAGTCAAATCTGTCGTTAATCTGTGCTATCAGGTCGTCTGGTTGATCTGATTCCTTTACTTTGTCTATTAGTCTATCTACTACATCGTACAACACCACCCTAGCCATACACTCATCTCGCGGTTTACCTTCTTTCCAGTCAATATAGATTCTCAGGTGTTCTAAATCATTAAGCTCAAGCTCAAACATCAAATTTTCACCTTCCACCCCTCAATCAACACCTTCTCGTACATTAAATGCCTTGATTCTACATCTGCGTATACCTTACCAACTAGCATTAATTCATGGATGCCATCAGTTCTATATACAGCATTTTTAGGATACTCAATATAAACTAAGTATGGTTTATTTATTCGAGAAGAATTGATACTTAAGCTAAGTGTTTCAACTAAGTTACCATCCACATATAGCTCAAGCTTAGGATGAGAGGTTCTATCAACAATGACTGGTATCATAATTTTTGAACGTCCATGCTTCTTAACCGTTCTAAACTGCTCTCTCACTGGAGGGATATCAGCAGTCCATTTTGAGTATAGTCCATCACATGTTATCATGATATCACCACATTATATTACACTCTATAGGTTATAAAGATAGCGATCCTATGTTTCCTCTGACATTGCTATACATTATTTTACTTATACCAACTGTAGTTGCTAACTCAATGCAATGCTTACATGGGTATGAATTTTTAAGTTTAGTTTTACCTATCCTCACAACGATAAGAGTAGATCCTTTAAGTTTTTTAATTAGTTTAGGATTACTTAATGCTTTAAATATAGCATTTGCCTCCGCATGATCATAGGGAGTAGAATATCCGTAAAGATAATTACGCCTATTATGCTTCTTCATATTATGTCCAATAGATATAAGCTCCCCGGATTCACTTATAATCACAGCACCATGCTTGCTTTTGTAGTTATAAACATCTTTTGCTACAGCAGTTGCCATTTCGATAGCGTCATATACATTCATAATAACACCTAAATATTTAATCGGGATTGATTAGTAGCTTTCAAATATTCTCCGGATAATGCAGAGACTAACGTATTGAATGTAATACAATAGATACTCTTTGACACTGAATGCCTATTACCCGCGACATTTAATATTTTAACATTATACTTATCTAAGAATCTAGCTAATTCAGTAGGAGTTGGATTTACAATGAATGGTTTGTTAAATCTATCACAAGCATCCTTAGTGTATTTAGTTCCCTCACTATCACATCGTTTACAGAATATTACTGTAGCATCTGACTCCTTAACATTATAATGTGTTCTTTGACTATAATTTGATGTGGAAGTTTCAACTAGACCATATATGGTTTTTAACTCAATGCAGCATCCATATTCGGTTTTAAACTGATAAGGAGCGTAACCACCTGTCTCTATACCAAGAAACCTAGCAGCATCAAGACCTGCTCTATCTGCTCCAGTCTGCCCTCCCGATATGATCTTAGTAACTTTAGTCCACATCGTCATCGTATATCACATCGCAGTAGTCATCGGGGCTAATTCCACAATTCAGAACAAATAGCAACCATTCATCACCAATAAGCTTATCCTTGTCTATGTAGTTAATACCCGGAAGAAGTATCATATCAAACCGTTCTTTAAGTGTTTCCACTGTGCATTCATTACATTTTTCATCACATATCTCACACATACGTTCAACAAAAGTATGAAATGGTATAGGGTATTCGCCAATTCTAATAACAGCACCCATATGATCACCTAAGTGCAGCGTGATATTTCCACTTGAATTGACCTATATGACCGCTTCTCAAACAGTAATCCAATACCAATCCTACTGCATCTCCATCTTCGTCACCATAAATATACTCATGTTTACCACTATCAATTATTTCATCACGGTCAATAGCACTCTTAATTACATCTTCAAATGTAATATCATACCAGTCACCGAGTTCACTTACCATGTAATACTCAAGATGATATCGTATAATATGTAGGAACTCCTCAAGTGTGACAGGATCACCATAATTAGTAATCAGAAACGATGAAGATGATGAATTAGCAACAAATCCATATCTTATCATAACACCCATATTAGTCTCTCCCAAACTTACGCTTACGTTCTACCATAAGTTTTTGTCTCATGTCCTCATAATACTTTGGATCAGTTGTTTTAATAAGATGCATGACATCCATATCACTAGCTTTATCTCCATTGCAATAAGGACATAAATGTTCTGGAATCACAAAGTAATCATCAAGTTTACCCATAAGTTTAACTACATTATAGCTAACCATGTAATCTTTGTCAATACTATTTATCGCATCATCAATCACATCACTTGCTATACCTTTATATATTAATATCTTAGTTATTAGATCTTTAATCTCAGCAATAGATAGATGACTAATACAAAATGTATGATCATTCACACATTCAAACATTCCAAAATCAGAAGGTTCTTTATCCCACCCACCCGCTAATTCAGAACATTGACAGCAAATAAAGGATGATGAAGAAGAGTTAGCCACGAATCCGTTTCTAATCATAGGTCACACTCTCCTGCTACAAAGAATAGTATAAATATCCATATAGCTAGTT